TTCTGATAATACAACTATACTATCTTTCTTCTGAGTATCTATCTGTGAAAAACTTTTGCAACCCACTAATAGTAAGACTATCAATAACTTTAATTTGTACATACTCTTTTTCTTTTATTTTTTTTATCCTTGTTACTATAACTGTATCTATTTTTCTAAGTTCTTCTTCTTCCTTTTTGTAAGTTGTGGCTTTTTTTTCTAGCCTCTCTATCTTAACTTTTAGAACTTCTGACTCTTTTATTAGTTGATCTCTTTTAGTTTGGTACAGTACTGTTGAGAGTACCCATACAACAATTAATGCCGACCCTAGCCATTGCTCTTTAAAAAAATTTAATATCTTAATAGTGTTCATCTTTAATTTTTAATTTGGAAATGCATCCAATCATAATTCTTTTCTCTCCCTAAGGATTCAAAACCATGTTTATAAAATATATCAATCATTTTTTTGTATTCCGGTCTTGCAAATCTTGCAGTCTTTGATGTCTCTTTTAATGTATTTCTTGCCGGGTCTAAATCTATTGCTATCCCCCAAGAGTGTGTTGACCAAGCTGACCCACCTCTCATTTTTCTGTAGTTAAAACATCCTCCGAAAAGGTCTATGCCTAATTCTACTATTTTTTCATAGCCGTATTCTTTTAATAATTCGTTAAAAACTGCTATAAAATTATCTGCTACTAGACTATGGCACATCATTATCTTAACTTTAGTGTCTGTGTCCCAAGCTAATCTCATTGGATAAGGTAAAGTTATCTTTACTAAATATCCTTTTCCTGTTTCGTTTGGTGTACCGTACTTTTTTGTTATTTGTGCTGTTGTCATTTTTATTTTAATTCGTCTATATCGTCTTTTAGTTCTTTTGATCTCCTTAATAAAACTTTAAGTTTTTGGAAAATATCAATTTTAAAAGCCGCTTCAAAATTTTCTTTCATACTAGTTAGCTCAATAAATATTATTACTATTGCTATAACTTTTGTAAAAAAGAAAGGTATGCTAAACCATATTTTAAAAAATTCACCTAATAAAAACTTATCTATTGTATACAGTAGTAGTATAGCAGATTGATATAACACAAACTTTGATACAATATTACTTAATTTTCTTGATGTAACTTTATCTTTTATCATAATAGCTTTTGCTATTCCAAGAATTGTATCTAAGGCGATAGCTACACCAACTGCAATTAGTATTCCTGAAACAGGTGCAAAAAATACCAATAGTGATGTAATTACATATGTTATATAAATTTTCATTATTTTTTAATTATTCTACTATGTAGGGTTAGATTATAAAAAAAAGGGAGGAGTATTCTCCTCCCTAATTAATTTTAGTTTATGCTCTTACTGGATAAGCTTCCACTGTAGGCAAGCTTGCCGCTGTAGCTAATGCGTTAACTAACGCTTCAACTCCTGCATATTTACATGCATCTACAAGTACGTGGTAGTCGATGTTCTCTACTACTTCTCCTGAGAATGATTGTGCAAATCTATTTGTTCTAATTCTAATAGAATAGTCTACGTATTGTATTGTAGGTTTTAAGTGTGACTCTTGACCTAACACTAATTTACCGTAGTTATTTCCTGCTAATCTTTGACGATTTTCAAAATATACTCTAGTACGCTCTTCTAAATCGTAAAATTGACCTCCCATTGCTTCTGGCTCAGTTCCAATAGAAAGTGCTTTTACTGCAAATCTACCGTTACTTCCTGCACTGAAAGATTCTGAAACCATTCCAGGTGCTGCGTTTGCAACAGATATTCTTGTAGAAGAATATACGAATGGTAAATCATCTCTGTATTCTTCTGATCCTGCAAGTATATTAACTTTAGATTTTAAGTGAATACCCATTTTTGCTACACCAGAATAACTTACTGCCGCTGCTTCCCAATTTACTCCATTGAATGGTGTTGGTGCTTCTGCTGTAAATAAGTCTCTTAATAGTGGAGAACACTCTTCACATACAACAGTTGATAACACTGTAGTAGTGTAAACTGTTTGGCATGCTGCAGATGTTCCTGTTACAATTGTTAATTCTGGATATGCTGCTACAATTTCTGCAGTTTTAGGGTCTCCACAGTTATCATCTGCTAATTGAATAGTAAATGTTTTTTCAACTGCGTTGCAAGTTCCTGATTCTGCCCATACAATAGCTGTAGTTGTTCCAGTACAATCTGGATCCCCAGCACAATCATGCCCTTGGATCGAAATTGTTTGTGAAAAATTTGCCAATACTGTAGTAGCTGGTGCTAAGATTACATATGTAGAAGCTCCTCCTGCATAAGATTCTCTTTTTACTAAATGTGCTGGGTACTGTGCTTGTACTAAAGCCAATGCACTAGAATTTCCTGTATCTTGTACTGTTAAGCTGAAGAATGAAAACTCATTACCTATTGCTACAGTTGTTACGTTTGTGCTGTTTACTGGAGTAATATCAATATATTCAGTAATTGGAACTCCTCCTACTAAAGTGATTTCTTTTAATCTTTCTACTCCTTTTTCAACAATTTCATGCATTGTAAAAGTACCTGTATTTGGTGCCTCTAAGTAAAGTTTTACTGTAACTTTAGCTTCTGGGTAACCTAACATACCGATAGCGTCTCCAGATAATGTAATATCAATTACTTCATTATCTCCATTGCTTAATACGATTGCTGTATCATTATTGATACCATCGTAACCAATGATAAACTCATCTACAGAAACCCCTAATTTTGGAGCGTTTACTCTAATGTCTACAATCTCTGAAAGTTTGAAAGGCATTGAAGAATATGCTTTGTTAGATTGAGAACGAGTTGGTGTTAAAGGTGCGATACCTAATTTTAACTCGAATAATCTGTCTTTTGGAGTTGCTGGGAAAGTGTTTACTACCGCCATACCTAATGCAGATGGTGTAGCTCCTTTATCAACAATACCAAACTGTCCTTTTGCTAATCTTGTAGAATAGCCATTATTCATTACTAAACCTTCGTTAGTTACAAATAAGATTGTTTGTGGTGCGTGACTTGCCATTTTTAATTTTAATTTTAGTTATTATTTATTTATTGTTATTATACTTTTTGTAGTGCTCTTTGCATATCTATTTGATATTTTGCATCTCCACTATTCCCTTCAAATAAGCTCGCTGCCATTGATATAATTCTATCTAAGAATTTGTTATCAAACTCTGGTGCAAACTGTTCATTAAACGGGCTTTCGGGATCATCTTCAACTATTGTTTTTATTTGTACTGGGTATCTGTAGTAAGTTAAGTATAACTCATCATTTGAAAAACAGTCTTTATAAACATATAAGTTGTTTGAAGATATTGAGAATGGTGCTTCTCTAGCTATAAAAGAGGGCTTATTAAATTCATCTTGTAGTATCTCTATCTTATTGTCATCTTTTATTTCGTAAAGGTTAATTTTTTGTCCTTTACATGTGCTATTAGATGCTTTTGTATAAGCAGAGGAAAGATCGAAATAATTTTTTGGTAGTTCAAAAGTGTCTGCATATTCAACAGAGTCTTTCTTTTGTATTTTAAAATTAGTTACTAGTACTTGTTGTATATATCTAATTTCATCATTTTTTTTGTTGTCTAAGATGTATTCTATCATCTTATTTTGAGCTTCATTGAATACAACTACAAATCTACCTCTATCTCCTGCAACATTTGAATTTTCAAAGTTGTCGTTTACTTTTAGTAAAAATTTTATATAAGCTTGTTCTGTAGTCATTTTTGTTTTAAAAAAAGGGGATAATTAAATACCCCCGTATTTATGTTACTCAAGAAGTCCTGTGAAAATCTGTTTTAATTCCTTGTCGTCTTTTACTTTTCTAGCAGCATTTTTCCAGCCACTTTCTACAAAGACATCATCTATCCAGATTTCTCCTTTTTTATTTTTTACTTTACCTTTAATATAAAGTTCTTTTAATTTTGAATGGATATAAATTTCTTCTCCTCCATCTTCTGTTTGATATTTCTCTACTGTTTCAATAAAGACTTTATCATTTTGAAACTTGTCTTCTTTAGATTTTATGAAGTTTCCAAATACTGTATACAGTACTCCGTCTTCTGTTGCTTTATTAGCACTTATTCCTAAGTAATCTAATACTCTAATTAATCCTTCTCTATCTGAACCTAATAAGTTATAGAATAAGGCAGATGCTTTAGCTTGTCTCATTTCTTTTTCGGCCTCAACAGATATAGAACTGTCTTTGTCAACAATACAATACATTGAAATAGGTTGTTTAAACTCTGGATGAGATTCCATATGCTTAGGTGTAACTCTTCTGTGTATTAGTAATAAATATAATCTAAGTAAATCTTCAGCTTTAGATGTGTCAAATACTTTTCCTCTTTGTAAATCAATTCTAAAAGAATCCCAAAAAAGATTATTTTTTGAATTTTGGTCAAGGACATCTACTCCTTTTTCTGCTTCAATAGGTTTTATGATATTCTCCCTTATTGATTTTAATGCTTCTACTCTAAAGTCTGAATGAATAGCTCTCATAAAAGAGCTTGAAGTAGGGTATAACCCAGTGTCCCAGATACCTCTTTCTCTGTCAAATACTGCTCCAGGGAATGTATCTACTATAGTGTCACTTAATACTTTTGTTGTATTAAATTCTTTAAATCCATCTGGTGCAGATGTATCTAACTTTTCTTTTATTTCATACAGTGTATCTTTTTTAATCTCGAAGTCGTAGATTTTAAGAATTACATTACCTGTATCCTTGCTTTTTACTGCCATGTTTTTTATTTTTGGTTACTTAACTTTTTTCTGTGTTGGGTTGTATTCTTTGGTTGGTTTGGTTATGCAAAATTACAAATTTTATTTGGTTCTTGCAAATTCGTTAAATATCTTACCCCACCAATTTAGATAGGGTAAGATTTATTTAACTATTTAATATTAGTTGAAACCTTTTCTTCCAGCTTCGTCTAATTCAATCATTACGAAACGGGTTAAATCTCTAACGTGAATATCTGCGATATTAAATGCCCAGAACTCTTGTCCGATTTGTTTCATAGAAGACATTACATCTCCAGCTTTTCTGTAATCATAACGACCATTAGTAGTTCCCCAATAGCACATTTCGCCTTGTGGTTTTACTAAGTAGATGTTAGCTCCAGAATTACCACCGTCTACTAAAGTAGCACCTTTTGGTAAAGCTTTGTTATTAGAATACATTTGATCTTCTACATCCCAAATAACCATTGAGTAAGCTGTTGGTGATAAGTTTTCTGGGTGGAATCCACCTGCTAAACGGTCAACACCTTCCATCATGTTCAATGATGTATCTTCTTCAATTTCTACACTTCCAATTCCTGGAATGAATACTTTTGTAAAACGGATTGGCACATACTCTAAGTTAAATGGATCATTTCCACGAACTGGGTTAGGTATAGTTCTTTCTGTTCCTAAGAATGTGTTCAATGATGCATTTTGAGAGTTTACTTCATCAGAGAAGATCTCTAAAATGTTTTGGTATGCATATTTACCACATTTGAATTTCAAACGTCTTTCAACGTCTTGTTTGAATGGGTTGATACGGAATACATATTCTGCAGCTTCTTTCAAGTGATCACGAGTGATTCCACCTGGACGACCATACTTAACAAGTTTTCCACGTCTCAATTGGTGCCATAAACCTTCGTTTAATCTAGCAACTCCATTTGAATCACGAACTGTAGCGGCACGTTGGAATAAAAGTTTTTGAGCAGTTAAACGCTCTAATTCTCTCATTGTCAAGAACTCCATTGTAGCTCCGATTTTTGCATTTTTCATATCTGGAACTTTCTTACCACCTTTAGTGATTAAGTTAGTCAATACTGCATAATCGTTACCACCAAATTCAGATTGTAATTTGTCTAAGTAAGATTTAGATTGTGCGTCTGCTCCAGAGAATGATTTAGAATCAGCCATACCTGTAATGTAAGCTTCAACTCCTGATGCAGATCCTAAACGGAACTCACATCTCATTGTACCTACTGTATCTGGCATATCAAAGTGCGAGAAGTTAGTACCTCTTTCTCCTAAGATAGCATGTCCTACTTTAAAGTATTGAATACCTTTAGATAAGTTAGAAGCTAAGAACCAAGTGCTCTTATCATTGTCTGCTAATTTTACTGTGTGTTCGAATCCTTCACCTACAGCTACTACAGGCTCTTCACCAGAAACGATGATTTGTTGACCGTAGTATTTATCATTTGATAATACATCTCCTGTTGTAAAAGATCTGTTTAATACAATTTTAAAAGTACTTCCATCAACACCTGGGTAAGCTTGGCTAGATGTATCACGAGTTGTATAGCAACCTTTGTACTCTTCTACAGCGATGTCGTATGTGAAACCTCCGTCCCATCCATTAACTTCAAGGATAGCTTTGTTTTGTAATAATTCTCTAAGAATACCGTAGCTTCTTACTGCTTGTTTTCCCCACAAGTTCATCAAACCTAAGTGATGCTTGTTTGGGTCTTCTTTGTACCATGAGTAAAGTGAAGGTAAGTCTTGTGCACCACCGATTGAAGAAACTGTTTTCTTGTCTGTGAACATTATTACTTGGTCTCCATTTACAACGAAGGGAATGTTTTGTTGTGTTACCATTTTTAATTTAATTTAATTTAATTTATTGTTTATTATTGTTTATTAATCGAAATTCAATGATTCAAGAGGAGATATTGGTGATGTCTCTTCTTGTTTTGTTCTTGATACTCTTGTAGTATCTTGTACAATTTTTATCTTTTTTAAGTTTTCTAACTGTACGTTCTTTTTAGTTTCTGAAGTTACCCTCTTAATGTATGTCTCTTTATCTAACATAAATTGAATAAGCTCTTTTGCTTTTTTAGGATCGTTCATCCATTCTTCATATATGTTATCTATTTCAAAAGATCCATTTTCATCTTTCTTAGTAGCTACATCAACAAACTTTCTAGTTAGGTTTTCTGATACACCTTCTTGTTTAAATTCTGATGCTAAACCTTTTCTATACTCTTTTATTCTTTCTACTTCTTCTTTTTGCTCAGCTATAAGTTCTTGCTCTTTATTCTCAAGACCTTTGTAAAATTGTTGTCTTTGATAGTCAACTATTTTTTGAGCTTTTACATCAATTGTTAAGTCTTTTTTGGAAGATTCTACTAAAGCTCTTGTTTCAGAAGGGCTGTGTCCAATTATATTTTGGTAGTACCATGCTAATACTTCTGCATTATGCCCATCATTATCTTCATCATATCCTTGAAAAGGCTCTTTTAAAGATTCTGGGTTTTGAAATAAAGCTTTTGCTAAATCGAGGTCTCCACTCTTAACTATATTGATAAGACGTTTTTTAACCTCATCTAACCCCTCAATATCAACATACTTAGATTTTAACTCTTCGTCTTTTTGATCTTTTATGGCTTTTTCAAGGTTTTTAAAAGTGTCCTTATCTATATTGTCTAATTCAGAAAGAAGTTTTTCTGTACCGTCTTCTGTTTCAATTAGTACGTCTTCCCATTCTCCTGAGTCTAATCTATCTTTTACAATATCAAAATATATTGCATCTGAATTATTAAAGACTATTTCTTCTTTGTTCTCTTTTTTAGAAGGTTCATTCTTTTCTACAACTACTTCTTCTTTTTCTTCTTTGTCGTCATTTTTTTCAGAATCGTCTGAGCTATCTTCCTTTTCGTCTGATAAGTCAATACTAACTTCTTCATCTTTTTTTGGATTAGCTCCCTCTTCTAATGAAAAATCGTTAAATTCTAGTAATTGTTCAAATGACAGTTCTTCTTGGTTTTGTTCTGTTCTCATTTCTTGTGCAAAATTAGTGGTTTTTTTTGTAACTGCAAAATTAGTTAAAATTTGCCTTTCTTAAATTCCTGTTGTTAAATTATTTTTAATTAGTTAAATATTATTTAATTTTTGTTAATCTCTGCTATGTATCTATCATTCATCATAGATCTATCTTTTTGCTCTAGTTGTTTAATTTTAACCTCTAGATCTTTACTCATAGCGTCTGCCTTATCTGTTATTTGTTGTTCTTGTAGTCCTAGTCTTCTATCATTAATATCCATGTCGCTACTTGCCTTCATTTCTTTCAGTGCCATATCTGCTTGTAGGCTAATATTCTTGAAAGATTTTGCATCTGCGTCTTTGTCTGCGGCTCTACCTTGTGCTTGTATCTCCTCTTGCATAATTCTAGCTTCTCTATCTCTTTGATTTTGGTCAGCCAGCCAAGCCCTATCTGCATTTTTCTCAGTAGCTGCACCTTGTATTTGTTTATCAGCAAGTTCTTGCTCGTGAGCTCTTTGTGCTTCAGTTTCTTTTTGTTTTTCGCCTCTTCCTTTTTTACCTATGGCTACAAGCTCTACTATTGTATCTGCTGAGAATAACTCTGCATAGTCAAGTAAATCGCTTCCTAAAGTGTTCATATTTAATAGGGCTTGTTTCATTGTTTCAAGCTCTCTACGTTTTTTAGGATCATTTACTGGGAATACTCCAATTCTTCTTAGTGGAAAATCTGGATCTGATAAGTGCATAAATATTTTATCCCCATCAGAGTTTGAGAATACAAAATCAACATCTAGGTATTCTTTTTGACAATACTGTGCTATTGATAAATGTAGCTCCATAGCTTTTCTTCTAGCAACTGCCATTGTATTAAATATATCAGCTGTTTGCATATAAGAAGCTTCTGTACCTTGTTTTACACCTGTGGCTGTCTCATACACGCTTGGTTGCCCTAATCTCTGTGGTGTTATACCAATTTGCTCTAAGGCTTTTCTTTGGTAGTATTCAGATAATTGTATTCTGCTATTTATTTGTTTGTCAAAAGATATGTCTTGGGTCATGAACGTGTTCATTTGTCCATTTGCCCCTGCCATGTTCTGCTTGGTGGTATCTAAAGGTACTAATCCAACATCTTTTGCTAAATCTCTAAGCTTGCTTAATGACTCTTCAATTGTACCATGGTCTTTGTACTCCGATGGTAAGAAGTTTATATCAAATAAGAAAAACATACCAATTTCTTTTTCGAGTAAGTTAAATATCTGGTTTAAACAAATATTATACCCAATTTGGTATGGTCTAAGCTTTTGTGCTATTGAAGATGCTATAATACCACCAACTGGTATCTTTACATCAAATATATTAGATTCTCCTCTTATTTGGTAAGGTAGTGGCTCTACTCCTAAGTAAAGATTCTCTGTTAAGAAAGAGTTACCAGCATTTATTTTTGTACCTTGCCAAATTTCAGGTACCCAAAACTCATACATACAGTTTGTTTCTAGATCTTTCTGTATATCTTTTAAAGCTTTTGTTGTAACCTTTTTTATATTATTTTCTTTTACAAATTCAGGTAGTATGTCATCTGTTACAATTGCTGTGTCTTCATATCCTGCTTCTGTTGTATAGTTTATAAACCACATTCTTTTCCAGCTTCTCCAGTATGATTCGGTAACTTGTAATAAATCTTTTCTTACATTTATATCGTCTCTTTGTATTCTGCTGTAGTTATATGAGAGGTTATTATTGTTTTGGAATGGGCTTAGCCAGTTTGGTATTCTTTGTTGTCCGTCTGGTGTGTCTACTAGTACTTCTCCCATTGGTATATCCAATGCGTCCTGTATTTGTAAACCCATGTCGTAATTATAGTAGTTATGAAAAGGTAAAGTCTGAACTTGTCCAAACATCCCATTATTCATAGCATTTTTCCATGATTGTACTTGGGAACTAGCATTACCACCATCGGTTTCTGCATAGTTTATATTCAATTTTTTTATCTCATTAGAACTAAGTAAGTGTGAGTACCTTTTTATAATGTCTGATGGAGATATATAAAAAACTCTACCAACATACTCACAGTCTTGTGGGTTTTCGGCAGTTACATCTTGTGAAAAGAATGTTTCTAAAGGTGACCATCTTTCTGGTTTATAATAGTCATACCCTATATAATAGTTTCTAAAAAATCTTCCGGTAACTAAGTAATCTTCCATCTCTTGTTTGTCCAGCTTGTCCATATAGAATCTTTGCTGATCTTTCTCAATAACATGTTCTGCCCACTCTGCGGCTTTTGTTTTCCAGTCTTTCATTTCCTTCTCAATCTGAGATGGGGATACGATTTTTGCTTTCTCTTGCTCAAGCATTTGCATATACTGCTGTTGCTCTTCTTCACTTTTGAAATCTTGCTTATTAGGGTTTATCCCCATTTTATTAAGCTCAATATCTAACTCTTTTTTGAATGTTTCTAGTGCATACTCTCTAACTCTATTTGTTCTTTCTCTTAGATATTCATTTTGAGAAATATCATCAATAGTGTCTACTTTAAAGTCATCTTTTTGTTCAAGCCACTCTCCTACTAACTGTCTAGTAATAATACCTATAAAATCATAATGTTTTACAAATGTAGGTATTCCTACGCTGTCTCCTAAGTCTCTAACTCTATTTAAAACTTGGTTATCAGTCTCATAGTCTGAATATGCAAGTCTACCTTCTAGCATCTTATAAAGATCTCTGAATTTAACATTCTCGCCTAGTTGAGATATTCCTATGGACTCAAGTGCGTCCATATTTTTCTTCTTCCATGCTAGCTTTTCTTTTTGGCTATCAGGAACTGTTTGTGTTGGAAGAGAGTGGGTAGAAGAAACTGATGTTCCAACCCCATTATAAAAAGAGTGTAAGTTATGACTGTCCATTATATATTTTTAAACCGCAAAATTAGTTAAAATTTTTGACAACACAAAATTAGTTAAAAATTAGAAATACTTTTTTGGTCTACTTGAAGATCCATATAGTCTTTCTGCTAAACTTCTTTCTGGTTGTTTTTTTACATTTTCTTCTTTATTTGTCTTCCTACTATTTAGTACTGGAAGCATATAGTTATTGAATAAATAAAACTCATATCCTAAACATGACATAAATGATGTAATTCTATCTACGTTATTTTCTTTTTTATAGGTTATTATCTCATCTAATAATCCAATATCATTTATCATTTGTACACCTAATACGGTCTTTTCTTCACCGTTTTCATCTTGTATTATAAACTCCTGTCTCATATAGTTTTTTACTAGGCCTAATAAGAATCTCTTATTTTCTGGGCTTGGGTTCCAACCATATCTTCTTCTACCATTAGACTGTTGTGTCATATCTGATTTAAAATCCATAGATTCAACAAGCCATAAATCTGTTGCTCTTTTTCTATCTAGGTATTCCTTAAACCCCATATCGGCATTCTCCATAAATGCTTTTGCGTTAAATGCCTGCATTAGTAAAAAAATCTGTCTATATAGTTTGTTATGTGGGTCCGGCCTTGATGCAACTGAGGCTACAATTCTACCACACCACTTATCCATACCTATATTTACTTTGTATATGTGGAATGAACCAACAGAGTCTGTTCCAGACTCTTCCTGCTTGTAATCATCAAATCCCCCTACATACAAATATGATACCGGTTTTGTTGTTGGTAGCTCTTCATACAATACAACTGGTGCATCTACAAATCCTCCATTATGTGGGTATTCTGCAAGCTCTTTGTTGTTCATCTCATAGAATATCTTTCCTGTACCATCTTGCATGATAGTTACTTTTTTACCACAGTTCCCAGACTCTAGTAGGTATTCTTTATGTCTCTTGGCCTCTAATGCTGGGAATGGGTTTTCTTCAGAAGACATAAAACAATCTTCTGGGTCTAGTGGGTATTGAACTCTTTTCTGTTGTTCTAATAACTGTCCTTTTGATCCACCTACCGCTCTTGATTCTTCTAATACTGTCTTAAGTAGCTTTGTATTGTTTTCCCAATTTGTAGTGTGTATCATTATTTTATCTAGCTCATCTGAGTCGTCTATATCAAGAAATCTAGAAAAAGCTTGTTGTTTCTTAATAAAACCTTCCTCATATGCCATCTGCCCTGGGAAAAAAGTTGCAAACTTTCTTCTTTTCCAAGTTATATGTTCTGGGTCTATTTTATTTTCTAATAGGTCCCAATCCATAGGTAGTAAGTCATAGGCCTCTGGGTTTGAGAGTACATCAACTGCATCTCTTGATAGATCTGCTTCTCCACCTGTACCTGCTAATACTGTAACACACTTAAATCCATAAGGGGTCTTAAAAGATGGTAATGCAGCAAGATAAGGTTTTAAAAATGCGTACTTTCCTATCTCATCATATATAGATACTGATGGTGCTAGACCTGCTGTCTTTTGTGTTTTTGATTTTGCTCCAGATTCAAGATTCTGTACAATTAGTGTAGAAAACACTATTGGATTTGATGCATCTTCTTTTATACCAAAGGTGGTCTCTCCATTATCCCACTCTTGCTTTAAAATATCTATTTGTAATGGCTTATCAATATAAGTCATTGAGGTTTTAATCTTACTTGTCAATGCATTTATATCTGATGAGCTACCGCCAATAACGGAGCCAAAAGAATTAAACTTTGTTATTGTTCTCCAGTGTGCTAATGATGCTAATATTACAGACTTACCAAAACGCCTAGTGCCATACATTAGTAATGCTTTGGAGTAGTAATTTTCATTTTCTGGATTGATTGCTTTTTTTAAATTTTCTGCAAAAAACCACTCATTATCTCTAAGGTCAGGTTGTATGTTTGGCTCTGATCCGTTTGGTTGAGGTATTGGTGTTCTAAAGAAATTAAGGTGAAAGTATAACCATGGGTGTACAAAGTATCCAGATATTGTTACGCCATATGTTATTTTGTTTATCTCCTCTGACCAGAATTGTAAGACAACAGGGTCTTGATCAAAAAAGTGTTTTTTACTATTCCATTTTGGAATATCTCTTGGATTCATATTTATAAACATCTCTTTTGATGTTCTCAAATGCCAATCTACTGGGACTTTTTCTATTGCCTCTCTTGCGTCCTCCCTTAAAAGCATCAATGGTTCTCTCATAAGAAGAGATGCTTTTTCATCTTTAAAGAATTTTATTACTGTATTGTCTGTGTCGTTTGATATATTAAGTTTTGAAAGCTTTTCCTGTATTTTTATTTTTTCATTAAATACTGTATCTTGGAAAACAATTTCGTATGTCTTATAATCAATATCATTCTCTGTTTCAGCCTCTTGAGTAAGTACATCCATGTTATACTTTAAGTAGTCATCACACTTGCTAATATGCAAAGTGATTATATCTACTGTTTCATCTATAAAATCCTGCGTTTTTTTTAGGCTCCTATCACCACTTGCTTCAGATATAAACACAGAAAGCCTACCAAGTATAGACGTGGTAAGCTCATTTTCCTGCTTAAATAAAGCCTCTTTAGTTTTTTTAGTGTAGTCAGATAAATCTTTTATCCTTTTCTCTACCTCTTTTAATTTTTTGCTTGTGCCTGAAGAATCACTATCCTGTGTTTGTAGGCTCAAAATCTCTTGCGAAAATTCTGTCATCCTTTCTTCATACTTTGAATTGTTGTTCCAAGTATTTGACTCAATAACTTTTTTATTTCTCCTAAAGTATTCCTTATGGTTTTTTATAAAGTTGTCAATGTATTCAGACATTATGTCGCTTGTGTTTTCTTTAATAAATCCTTGAAGAAATCGCTATCTAAGAATTTTGCTCTTTCTTCTTCTAGTAAGCCGGTTTCTGTCTCCACTAAATCATTTTTTTCAACTACAAATACTCTTTTTGGGGCCCAGTTTTTCATCTCTGTATAAAATACAGTAACTTCTTCTGGCAACTCTTCTGTAAAGAACTCTTTGTATAGCTCTATTGCATTTATAAGCTTTAAGAACATAAGTTGCAGATCTTTATTATACAATATTGTGTCTACATATACGTGCACAAGTATTTGTTGTAACTCTTCTACATTTTTTCCTGAAACTACATCTTTAAGATTGCCTTTATCTTTTGCTAACTTCTCATTTTTTAGCTTTACGATGCTTTCAAACTCTTTATACTCTACATATAAAGCAACTACTTTTTCTTTTACTAATTCCATACTATACTTCTTTTTCTTCTTGTCTTGTTTTTTCTATAGCAGAAAATATATCTTCATCTGAAACTTTCATTATGTCAGATATTTTACTTGCCCCTGTAAGTCTCAATGCACTATACAATAATTCTCCTAGAGTATACTCTGGAAACTCTTTTGAAAAATCTTGTAACTCTCTTATTGCGTTATTTTTAAAATTCATATTATTCTATTATATTTCCTTTTAGATTAAATATTACTACTTTTTGTGTCCCTGTAGAATCTGTACATCTTTCTGTAACTTTTTGGTTAATTGTTCCAAGCTTCTTATTGTCATAAGATACTGAAATCATAACACTATTTGGTTGTATTTCTACAGTTGGTGTTGTACACCCACATGTTTTAGACACAGATACATGCTCTACCTCTTCTAGCTTTATGTTTACTAGTGTGTTACCACCGTACTTTATCGTGCCGTATTCTATATTGTACTCTTGGTTTTTTACAACTTCTTTTAGTTGTGGACTTCCTGTGATTTTCATTTTTTTATTTTTGGTTATATATTATTCCATTTACCTTTAGGGCACATGTTTTCTGGGTCCTCTTGAGAGCTTTTAAATATTAAGTTGCAAGTACAAACTGTACATATAGCATCTTCTGTTACTTTTACTCCCATTATGAAGTTTAGTATTTTATTTGCTCTAAACATAAATGTCTCTACAAGACTTAAGTCTAACTTATTATCAGAGTTGTAGGAGCAAGGTTTGCAAATACTTAATCTATTTTTTTGAGTTTCTGTGAGTACTTCGTTGTATTCTCTTCTACTCTTAATTGCTAACTTAGCTTTTTTTAAAATATTTAGCATGTTCTTCATTGTGTATAGTTTCTAAAATTTTCCAGTACTTATAAAAAGAGGGTACTATGTTTCTTTCAACATCCTCTTCTTTTTTTCTTATTGATATGTACAGTAAGGGTTTATTAAAGTTTTTTATATCATTACCTTCTGGCTTCTTTAAAATAGCTTTTAGATAATTTATCTTATTTGTTATATACTTGTAATGTAACAAATTACTCTTTGTTGTCAATGTGCATAATCCAAGATAATAGTTAAACCTCATTTTACCAAGGTTTGGGAAGTTTACTAAAACTAACTCATCATTTGTAGTTATTGACTTTTTTAAATAATTAATATTATTCTTTATAATGTCAGCCAAAAGTACTTTATCTTTTCCGGTTCTTAATGAAAGCTCCTCTAATATATCTTCAATAAAACAAATTGGTTTATCAGCTTTTTTTGAAGGCAAGGACATATATTTGCTTTTTGTTTTTTATAAAACTTTCTCTTACACTCTCCATATCTGGAGATAGTTTACTCATTCTCAAATTTTTCTCACTTGACATTAAATAGCCTTTCTCTCTTAAGTGTACATCTGCCACTCTAATATCACCATCTTTTTTTCCTGTATCTTCTTTTATAAACTCTTTGGTATCCTTACTATAACCACTTCTTATATAGTAAACAAGTATAAGCCTCTCAAAATTTCTTAGAGAGACTTCTTGTGATATTGAGTAAACACGTAAGATCTTATCTATAAGATCAATTTCGTTTTTGTATCTTGTTTTTAATGTTGGAAAACTCACTGCTTATATATTTTATGCAAAGATACAAACTATTTTTGAATAATACAACTTTTTAACAAAAAATTAACTATATTTATCAACAATTTCTTTTATGTTTCTTGTCATGGGCTGTAACCTAAAGATGTTAAATAGAAAAGCTTCTGCGATTCTAGATAGAACTCTTATTGTTAAGGCCGGGTGCATTTGATACAATCTATATAAATCAAATGTTAGGTTGCTGATAAAATCTTCATTTTCATCAAGGTACGCTGTTGAAACTATCTTTTCAGATACATCTTCCCAGAGTACATCGTAAAATTCCTCGTATGTTAACTCTTGGAACTCGCTATAGGTAAAATCTTTTACTGACATATTATATGGTTTTAGTTGCAAAATTACAAAAACCATTTGTAAAAAACAAATAAGTTAAAAAAATAGTTAATCAATTTGGAAATAAATATAATAATTTTTATCTTTGCAAAAAGTTTTTTGATATTTGTTTTTTTTATTCAAATATTATTATTACCTTTGCAAAAAATATTTTTATGACGTGTGGCTATCTTAAAAGATTCACGTTGCGGTTTAACCACCTAAGCTAAATGGAAGAGGGCATTGCTATTGTAATGAAGACCGCCAGAGCATGGCTAGTTAAGGTTCTAGCCAATTTCACAAATGTAGACAGATAAATAAAATACTCTGTCGAATAATCAATAAGGATTTCAGTGATAAATCAAAAAAACTTACAGCAGGCCTTTGGATTCGGTGTTTTTCCGCTGCTGGTCCTACTTACTTCCTCTTTCTTTATTAAAAGAGGGGGTAAGGGGGTGTTTTTACACATTGTAAAAAACATTTGTTGCGTTTTTACAGTTTGAACCACGTACATACAAAAACTGTAATTACCGCAACAGTAAATATTTATTAAAATAATAGTAATTATATTTTGTAGTTTAATATTTTATTTGTATCTTTGCAAAAAATATAAGTATGTATAAATTAAGGGATTACCAAAGTAAAGCTATTACAGAAGGATTAAATATACTAAACAATACTAAAGCATCTAGAGAGTTAATTGTACTTCCTACAGGTGCCGGTAAATCTATTGTTATAGCAGAGATTGTAAAGCAGTTAGGTGAGCCTATCGTGATATTACAGCCCTCAAAAGAGTTGCTTGAACAGAACTATCAGAAATTTATTAATGTTGGCGGTAACGCTTCAATTTACTCAGCTTCCGCTGGGTGTAAAGAATTAAGTAATGTTACTTTTGCAACAATAGGCTCGATAAAAAAGGCAGTCAATGAATTAAAAAAGCTTAAAGTGACCAAAATAATTATTGATGAGTCACACATTGGAGTTAAGGGAGGTTCTCAACTAAGATTATTTTTAAATAGCCTTGGTATAACTAATGTTTTAGGACTAACAGCAACACCCTTTATACTAGCTAGTACAATGAATGGTGCCGAACTAAAGATGCTTACAAAGATAAAGAGTAAACTTTTTACTAATATATCTTACGTTGAGCAAATACATAGTATGTTAGATAATAGGTATTGGACACCTTTAGAGTATAGAGTTGTAGAACAAGACGACACTTTTTTAAAAATAAACTCTTCTGGATCAGATTACACAGAGGATAGCATGCAGAGTTTTTACGAGAATAATGATTTACAATCACAAATAGTAGATAATGTTGAGCATTGTATTAGTGAGGGTTCAAAATCAATACTTGTATTTGTACCAACAATAGAAGAGGCTGATAGACTAGCTTCTAGAATAACTAATTCTAAGTCTGTAAGCTCTTTGACAAATAAAAAAGAAAGAGACGATATTATCAATGGTTTCAAGAATGGGCAAATAAATGTTGTGATAAACGTAGGTATTTTAACTACAGGCTTTGATTACCCGGAATTAGAAACTATTATATTAGGTAGATCAACAATGTCTTTTGCTTTATACTATCAAATGATAGGTAGAGGTGTAAGAATACACGATAATAAGAATAAAACTGTTGTTATTGACCTTAGTGAGAACTATAATAGATTTGGGAAGGTTGAAGATTTTACTGTTGATTTTGTAGAGGGTTATGGATGGGGGTTATTCAAAGGAGAGAGCTTAATAAGCAATTATCCAATAGAAGCTAAACACAGACCAACAAAAGCGAATCTAGTAAAAAAGAAAAATATAGCAGTGCCTGTACTACAAGTAGGAAGCAATAAAATGCCTTTTGGTAAATATAAAGACTTTATGCTGCTTGATATTTTAAAGAAAGACAAAGGTTATTTAGTTTGGATGTACGAAAAGTTTACTTTTTACCCTAATCAAAAATGGCTTAAGCTAGAAATAGCCACTTTGTTAAATTTATCATAAAAATTTGCATAATATAAAAGTTTTTTGTATCTTTGCATATAATTTAAAAAGTAAGTAAGAAATGGCAGAAGAAAAAGACCCTTTATTAGATGTTTTAGCTAGTATGGATAAAAGATTCGGAAAAGGTGCGGTTATTGTAGGAGACACTGTTATACAGACAGAAAGACAAAGTACTGGATCATTAGGTGTAGATATAATCACCGGAGGTGGTTGGGGAAAAGGGAGAATGGTTGAGATTTACGGCCCTGAAAGCTCAGGTAAAACTACACTATGTATCCATACAATGATACAAGCTCAGATAGATAGCCCAGATAAAAAAGTAGCTTTTATTGATGCCGAACATGCTTTTGATAGAAATTATGCAGAGCACCTTGGATTAGATATGTCACAGGTAATTATATCACAACCAGATAGCGGAGAACAAGCTCTTGAAATAGCAGAGGCTTTGATTGCATCAGGTAAAATATCAGTTTGTGTTATTGACTCTGTTGCCGCATTGACACCAAGAGCAGAAATTGAAGGAGAAATGGGGGATTCTAAAATGGGGTTACATGCTAGACTAATGTCACAAGCTTGTAGAAAATTGACTGGAGTAGTAAGTAAAACAAACACAGTGCTTCTTTGGACAAACCAAATTAGGATGAAAATAGGTGTAATGTTTGGTAGCCCAGAAACAGTTCCTGGTGGAGAAGCTTTGAAATTTTATGCATCTACCCGAATTGACATTCGTAAAAGCAAAGGGGATGAAGATAAAGACGGAAATATTATCAACAGCCACGTAAAAGTAAAAACCATTAAGAATAAATTAGCACCCCCTTTCCAAGTAACTAAGTTTGATATTGTTTTTGGAGAAGGTATTGACAGATCTAGTGAGATTTTAGCTATTGGCGAAGATATTGGAATAATAGAGAAAAAAGGATCTTGGTTTAATTACGGAGAAACTAAGTTAGGCCAAGGAGGAAACAATGTAAAACAGTTACTTTCTGATAACCCTGAGTTATCTGAGGAAATTGAAAATAAGATTAGAAAATATTTTAATATCTAGATATGTCGGTACACAACTGGATCCATAACGGGTATGACATTAATAGTATAGCAGATATGCAAAGGCATTGCCCCAAAGTGTGGGGCTTTGTCTATAAGCTTACCCTATACAAGAAAGGTACAAAGTCTGTAGAGTTTGAGTACATAGGTAAAAAGAATGTATACTCTAAAAGAAAAAGAGTCTTTGGAAAAAAAGAAACAGAAGCATTAGGTGACAAACGTAAGAAAAATTATGAACACGTTATTAAAGAAGCCGATTGGAAACTATACGTATCGAGTAATAAGTTCATAAAACTAAACAGTTCAAAATTTGATATTTCTAGAGAGATTTTATGTTTTTCTACAAACGATAATGATTTGACTTACCAAGAAGCAAAAGAAATAATCTGCTCAGGGGCACTAGAAGACTGTAGATTTCTAAATGATGGGGTATCAATTCGTAGATTTGGTAAAAAAACTTTATAAAAATTTGGTAGTTTAAAATATTTTTTGTACCTTTGCAAAGAATTAAAAAATAGATATGAGCGAAGAAGTAAAATTCACTTATTACTTAGACAGTAAAGAGGTAGAAAGACATTCTATAAACTGGGAGTCAAATATAACGGTTAAAGTAGTACTAGACAAAGTTTATATTACCCCACTAGCAGAGGGGCATTTATCTACTAGACACAAAGCAAGAAAAGAATATTTAATTAAAAAGTAAAGTATGAGTGAATTTATAGACCTTACTGTTATTACAATGAGGCTAAAAAAAGAAGTAAAAGATAATATTACAAAATCTTTTATGAAAGGTATTGGTGGAGGAAGTCAATCTAAAGACTCCTATGGCAGAGATGCCGATTTTTATAGGGATCTTGGTATAGATCCACCAGAAGAATTTGAAGATGGGCCAGAAGCTTCTCAATTTAAAGTTGATGAAGATGATATGGAGAAGTTAGAAAGCCCTGCTAGATTTAGGCTAGATAGCTTAATATTCTTTGTGGCAGGAGAAAAAGAAGGCTCTACAATTTATTTAGATATAGACTACAGAGCATCTGTAAAAGAAACAGTAAAAGAGATTGAAGCAAAAATTAATAAGTTAAGTAAAAAAAGTAAAGATGGCGTTAAGTAAAAATTATTTACAGTTAGAGTTTGGATCAGGTCATTTTTTTGACTATTCAAAAGAAGAAAAAGATGGATATGTAAAGCACGTATCAACAAAAGGTAACACAAGTTACAGAAAGTATTACAAAGACGGAGTAGAAGGAGTATTAGACTCTATCTCTATTTATGATG